ATGGAGTCGGTTTCGAAGTCACCTTCCATGGACTTTTCAAGACCACGACGCATCATCAGCTTCATACCTTCCGGCGCATCCGTCTGCACCCACCAAGCGGTGGTCGACGTGATACGGGAAAGGTTGGCCTGACCCTTCGACAGCAGGCCCATCGACTTGATGGGGTTGATGTCGTTGTCAGCGGTGCCCGTACGCAGAACGCTCTTGAGGAGCACTTCAGCCTGGAACACGTTCGACGGACCAGTCACGATCTGAGTCGGCGTCAGACGGATACGCTTGCCGTTGTTGTCAACAGCGTTGCGGATCTGAATGAGCAGCTGCTCAAGCGACGTCTGCGAAAGCGCAGCGGCAGTGTTCAGCTGGTTGCTGAACGTACCGTTGACAATCGGGTGCGCTGTGTTGATCAGAGACACACCGTCGCCGCCCGTGTACGCGCTGTTGAAAGCGCGGTTCAGGACGTTGGCGGAGAGGGTCTCCTTCGTTTCGATCAGGGACTGCGCGAGGTGCTTCGCGTAGGTCTGGCCGATACGAATGTGGTCGCCGTCTTCCACGAGGACCTTGGTCAGCGCGAACGCAAGACCGTAGACCTTGTAGAGATAACGCTGCAGGAACAGCACGCCACCAGACTGGTAGCTGACCGCCATGCCATCGGGGAGTTCCGGCGCCGCACCGAACCCGTACAGGACAGGCTCTTCGTGGTAGTTGCGCTGAATGCCCTTCTGCTCACGGAAGACCATCTTCCATTCGTCAGCGCGCTGCTCATAGACACCATCGAACACTTCGTTCAGGATGGGCTCAACGACCGACCGGAAGTCGGTACTACGCATAGGAGTAGCCATAGCTCAGAGCCTCCCTTAGACAGAGTTGACAGCAGCCTTGTAGTGGTGCTCGTTGATACGAACGGTCACAACCACATAGGCGTCGGTGAGCGAGTCATTGATGTTGTAAGCGAAGCCGGTGATCTGGAACTGGCCAGAAGTCGCCTGAATCGCAGACAGGAGCGTGTTCGACAGACCCGTAGAAGTCGAACCACCCGGAGAGGCAACAACCCAGTCGCACTCCTCGCCGACAGCGGACTGAACCGAGTCGGTGCCAGCAGTGCCGGGATTGTTGTACTGGACGTCGAAGAGCGTTTCCGGGTCGTCATAGACCCAAGCAACGATCTGCGTTCCGGTCGTGCCACCCGGCCAGTAAGGCGAAATGGTGGGCTTGCCGGAGGAGTCAAGATACTGCACACCGGCGAAGATGCCAAGCAGCGCAACGCCATCGACGGTGCCCGAGCGGGTGCCATCGGAGGTGCCAAGCTGAATAACGCCGTTGTCGGTGAGCTTTACAGGGTCGCCCGAGAAAATGCTAGCAGCATAGGTCGAAGCGATCGTATAGGCTTTCGGCCGCATCTGGCCACTGTTGTGGTACGACGGACGGAAGCCAAAGGGCGCGCTAGTCGAAGACATAGTTGCTCCTATTGGGTTTAGGGGTTGCGTTAGGAGAGATCAAAGATCGGCTCCCGTTGCTGCCCAATCTCCATGTTGCCATCGCCCATTGTCAACTTCGACTTGGATGCCCTAGCCTGTTGCTCGAGGAACTCTGCCGTATCGGTGAGCTTTTCCTCTTCCCGCATCGGCGCGTCGTGATGAGCTTCGCGCATGTACTTTTCGTACAGTGAGAGGGGGAGCTTGAAAGCAAGCATCTCGTTCACCCCGATGAACCCCTGCCAATCACCAGTTTTGATGGTGGCATATTCCCAGCCGGGAACGTCTTCCGGCTTGACGGGTTCGTAGCCCAGACGAATTCTCATCTGGATGGAATCTCGAGGATTAGTCGTAGTGAGCCAGCAGCAGTGCCAGCCTGGGATCTGTGGCAAGTCCGGAAGAGAGGACTGGAAGAATTGTTGACGGAACATTGCAACCCGCTCATCGTCGGAGATCTCGCGGTTCTCAGTGACAGCCCTATCGGCCATCGCACGGTTAGCGCGATTCTCACCAGCGGATTTCTTGAATCGTTCGTCAGTCATGTCTCGCTCCTTGCAGCGATTGAGTTGATTATTTCCGGTTTAGCGCTAAAAGGAAAGTCCTTTTATTGCTTGTTCATTCGGTCGTACTCGGCGTAGCGTTTGACGTACTTCATACGCAGAACCGGGTCATCCCAAACACCTGCTTCGATCAGCGCCTGCTTTCTTTCAGGGCTAATGAAGATTTCCTTGCGGGTGGTCGCAGGCGCATGCTCTTTACCAGAGCCCACTGCCGGACCGCCGCGCGGCTGACGCTCTTTTTCGACCTTGGCTGCTGGCTTGGACGGCTGACCGAACCTTTCGGGAAGTCGGCGTGCAGCGCGAGAACGGAGCTCGTCCCAGTAGTCTTCCGTCTGGGGGTTGAACCCGTCTTTGGCCAGAGCTTGATCGATCGCGAGGACGATGGCGGAATCTTCGTCACGACCCTGCGGATCGTACCAAGGATTCTCGTTGATGAACTCGCGAGCGTAGTGCATCGTCAGGTCGTCGACCTTCGGAGCAGGGACAGCCTGTTTGGCAGCCTGCTGCTTCTGAGCTGCAAGCTGATTGGCCATCGAGATCGCCTGATCGCGATAGCGCAACGCCTGAGCGACGTCCGCCCCATTGCCAGACTCAATCGCCTTAGCGATGACTCGCTCGGCGAGCTCGGCATCACGTTTAGCTTTTTCTATCTGAGCATCAATCTGGTTGATGTCAAACTGCTGGGATCTCTGCTCCTGAGCGGTCAGTCGCCGCTCAAGTTCGTCATTCCGTTTGCGCAGGAAATCTAGTTCGAGCTTGTCTCGAGTAATTGCTTTTTCTCGACGCTCTTTCCGCTCCTGCTTTTCCTGACGACGACGCTCGCGGATAGCTTCGCGTTCAGCCTCGTCAGCATCGTCTGCTTTTTGGACCACACGCTCATCTTCATCCTCGGAGTCATCCTCGGTTTCAGGAGCAGCAGCTTTTGCCGGATCTTCTTCGACAATGACAAGTTCTTCTTCCTTGCCCTTCACATCGACTTCATCGTCTTCTTTCAAAACGTCAGCCATTGTTCATCTCCTATCAGATGAATGCTTTTACAGCAAGCGGGTCGCCGGTCACGTCACCAATGATGTCGAGGTCGTTGAAGATTACGAACATCGCATTGTCATCGCGGGTGACAGGAACCTCCCAGCGGTCGCCGCCGTATTTCGGAACACGGACGAAATCGCCCGGATGGCACCAATCGCCTTCCGGCCACGCCTGCATCGTGTCACGATTTTTGAATGCCAGCGGACCGAGCGAGATCACCTTAGCGACCTGCGTGTTCCACTTCTCGGTGTCTCGGGTGTCCTCAGCGAGGATAATGCCACCTTTTGACACCCGCTTGGGTGTGCGAATCTGCACCAGAACGCGGCTACCGAAAGGCCGGACGCCGGGATCAACCGGCGGAAAGGCTTCCGCAATGGCGTTCTCAGAGGTCTTTGTCTCCATACTGCTCCTCATCCAGAAGTTGCAAAAGTACGTTGATTGCTGCCTCGTAGCCTGCTACGACGCCAACGCGATACCCGTACTCGAAAGCATCGCGCTCTTGCGGCCGACTCAAAGCGCCAAGAGCAAACTCTTGCTGCTTGGCTTTGAGTTGAGCCAGAAGTTGTGTTTCGAAATTCACGCTTTGGTCTTCGTGTCTTTGGGCGCGCCAGAACCCGGAAGCGTCTGGCCGTCAACCTTGAGACCCGCAGCCATGCGGTGCTTCTGCTTTACAGCGGCATTGTCGAGAGAAACAGTGCCAGTCGTGGGCTTGTCACTCATTTTATAACTCCTTACCTAGCGCCGGGATTGATGCCTGTGCCGGTGCTCACAGAAAACTTCTCGCCAGACAGCATTTCCAACTTGGCGAGATCCATGGCCGTTTGATTGTCGGCTGTGTTCATGCGCTCGCGGATTGCGAGGTCTGCCGCTGTGCGCTGATCCTCTGCCGCCTGACGGATACGCTCGCGCTCCAATTCCAGTTGACGCGCACGCTCCTTCTCTGCCATAGCCATTTGATCCGACTGCTGGGACTGAGCGAGCTTCTGCTGTTCGAGCTGAATGCGCTGGGCGTCCGCCTGTGCGCGCTGCTGAAGAGCCTGCTGCTGAATGCCAGCGTTGATCTGGGCGATCTGCATTGAGTTGTCGGGAGGCATCGGAGGCTGCGGCTTGAATTGCTGCGCCGCCTGATCGATCTGCGCGAGCTCCTGCGCAAAAGCCCCGAGCTGCTGCTCGATGAACTGTTGCACTTTCATGATCACCTGAACCTGCTCGTTGGCTTCAGATTGGATCAATTCGTCACGCTGCGCCATGTCAACCGCATTGTGCGCCTCAACCAGATAGTAATTCAGCAGGTGATCCCGCAGATGAATCGCCATCGGATAGATGTACTGCTTCATGATCGCAGGATTGCTGCCGAACAGCGGCGACTTCAAGAACGCCATGTGCGTCTGAAGGTGCGCGATGTGATCCTGTTTCGGCAGGACGTAAATCGGGCGACCCATCGACGCTGCGACGTTCTCAGAGACCGGATCCATGTCTTCGGATCCAGGTTTCGGCTGAAGAACCTCGTTCTGAGGAATCTTCATGTCACGCAGGAACCGCTCTTCGACTTTCCGCTGATCATACATCTGCGGGAGCATCGCAGCGCGCTGCATGAGTGCCTGCGTCTGGACGAACCGCTGTGTGTCGCTGAAAATCTGCGGATCGCTGACCGGGATCACGTCCATCGGACCATCAAAGTCGGACGGGTCGATCTCGAGGCCAGCGTAGTTGGCTTCAATGTCTTCCTCGGTCAGATATGCCGAGTTGATCCGGTGCAGGATCTTGAAGCAGCGCGCCATCGAGTTGTGCAGACGCGAATGGATCGAGCTGAACACGACCATTCCCTGCTCGATGAGCGCCATTGTGGTGCCGACAGGCTGATTAGGGTTCGCATCAGACAGTTTCTCGAAAGAAGTCTGAACAACGCCCTTGCCTGCTTCGACGAGGAACCCAAGCAGGCTGAAAAGTGTCGGACTCGGGCCGTTGAAGGGCAACGGCATCGCGATTTTGCGGACATCGTCGACCAATGCGCCGCCTTCAATCTCGACAACCTCCGTCGGCTGGACATTCAGCGTCTGTCCGCCGGGTCCGCCCTTCAATTTCAAAAGCGTCGGGACATTCTGGATGTGCGCCGAGTCAAGCAGAGCGCGCAAAGCCCCAGTGGCAGCACCACTCAGGCCACCGATCATGTGCGTCAGGCCGATCGGGTATGCTCCGCGCCACGGAACGAACGGAAATTCGACGATCCAGTCGAGTTCTTTGCGCTGCTCGTCGTCGGGTTCCCAGTTTCTGTAGAGACTGAGAGCTTTTCCGCTGGTTTTGTCGATGGAAATGATGTATGGCTCGGGTCCATCTTCAAAATCGAGGCGCGTATAGACCTCGAAAATGGTCCGCAGACCATCTTCGTTGTAGGAATTGTCCTGCCTGCCTTCGATTTTGTCGTTGGCTTTGGTCGATTGGCTGAAATCCGGCTCTTCAGGCACCCCGACATCAACATCACGGTACATTCCAGACGTCACTCGACGCTGATATTCCATTTTCGTGATGTACTGGACGTGCGTTTTCCGCTCTGCAGTGTAGAAATTTGTCGCTGCAAATGGAAGATATATGTCGTCGATGGGCACGAACTCAGACATCGGGCGACGATACTGGCTCGACCACATGAATTTGAGGTACTGGCCACCACCGAGCGGGAGCTGTGTGCTCAGCTGCTCCAATTCAGAGCGGAACTCGACCATCTGCTCGGTCGTCTGCCAATTCATGAAGGCAGCTTTGCGTTCTGCCTTGGCAACCTTCTCGCGATCCTGCTCGCCGAGGATCTTGCTTTTCACCGGACCCGTGGGCGGGAAAGCCTCTTTCATGAACCTCGCCGAGAAGTCCACGCAAGATTCGACGAGCAGCGGGTGAACGACCTTGTTGGCACCAGTGAATTGCGCGCCACCGGGTGCGTCATCGCCGAGGCCAGTGCGACGGAGCCCTTCTTCGTAGAGCTTATCACGCTTTTCGCGAGCCTCTTTGTCCTTGCTGATCTTGTCAAGCAAGTCCGAGACGATGTCGGTCAGAGCTGCCTGATCGACTTCATCGACGATGTTGGCGAAATGTTCGAGATGGCGCTGCTCGTCTTCGTCGTTCTGAAGGCGGATCACAGCGCCGCCATCCTCGGTGTCTTCGACCTCGAGAGTTTCTTCCTCAAGACGAATCACTTCGCCAGCTTCGTCGTCTTTTTCGAATTCGTCGGCCATGGTGATTCCTTAGAACTTCGACTACTGATTGCGTAGCACTTTGATCCAGGCTTGAATGTTTGATTCAGGAACGCCCTTTTCCGCAGCCAGCTTTGCTAGATCGTTCAATGTGTAATAACCCGGTGGGATCTTTTCCGCAGAACCGGGGAGCCTTTGTCCCTCGAAAACTTTGACCATGTCTGCATTCCGGAGCTCACCTACGTCGTACCAGTTCCTTGACTTAATAAAATCTTGAACGAACGGGATGTATTCGTCAACAGGCTTTGCGTTGCCTTTGCCTTTAATCTGATTAATTGTTACGATTTCGCCGCCAGCCTGCCTTATTTTGTCAAGTTCTTCCCTCATGCCCGCTTGGCTCTCTTCATAAAAATAATTATGGAACTCACGCTCCCTCGGAGCTTGCTTCTGTGCGAGGTCTGCAGTCGCATCCTGCATTTTAAAGTAAAAATCTTCCGATTCCTCGTCAATGTTTGGATATTTACTTTTAATTTTCCTGTAGGCTAGATCCGTGTATTCGTCCATCCTTTCATCAACAACCCTTTGGATGGCACGATCATGCGCTTTTTTTGTCAAATTTTTTAGCATGGTGTAAGGAAGATCTTCTTCCATAATATCAATGTCGGATTTTCCTGTGTCAATATTTTTTATACGTTTAACTTCAATCGTGACATGCGGCTCGCCTTTGCTGTCACGCAACGAGTAGATTTCGGTTTTGCCTGCCTCAACCTGTGGGCAATACGAGCCACCGCCGACACAATGGCCCATCGTGTCGCCTTCGTACTTTAGAGCCTTTTCGAGTTCGTCTTTATTGCCAGTTGGTTTTATTTGGACCCAGCCGAGACCTCTCTCGTTGGGGTAGTTCGTTTCCGGAACAACGTCGTATTGTTTGAACGGGACGGTCGCCGCATTGCGAGAAGCTTCGATCTTGGCTTTCGCTCGCTGTGCCTCGCGCCATTCGTTGATCTTCGCGACATGCTCGACCGCCTGCGACATCGAGAATTTCTCGAGTTTGGCAGGGTCGATCTTCAGCCGGTCTGGCAGGTTCGAGTTTGGCAACGTAGCATTGCGAAGCTCGTCGACAAGATGGCCGAACCCGAGAGCAGGGTTGCTTGATATGTGACGAGGGACGTTTATCTGAGTGTCGTCGGGAGCTCCAATTAGTGCTTCAAGTCCTTTTTTCTCAAGAGCCTCGTCTGCCCAATCTGCTTTCAATGAGCGAGCAATGGATGCTTGTGTTGCTTTTTCCCATGCGCGACTCAAGTCCGTCTCGCCGATGAGATTAGGATTGTAGCTAAACCCTCCGCCTGCCGTCGGAGTCCACTTGTCATTAGGATTAAGAGCAAATGGACGATATTCAGGAATCGCATTAGCCCGATCGATTATTTGATCGCTAGGAATATGCAAACGACCGCTGACTTCAGCAACATCGATCAAAGGATCAGCAACTGTGCCCATCTGGTTTTTGATGTAGCTTTTCAGCTTTGTGTCGATCCATTTTCCAACTGAATCAGCAGATTTTTCTCCAATGTCTGCTCCTTCATTTAATTGATGAAGAGCCCAAACAGATCGATCGAGGTCTGGTTGTGTCCAATTGCCTCCGGGCTTCTTGACACCGTACGTGTCAACCAGATCTGTTAGCGTCTTCTCGCCACGACGGATCGGTCCTGCACCCAACGCGACACCTGTGCCCTTCACTGGTGCAGCGACGCCGCCCAAGATGTTGCCGACCATCTCGGGGATGTATGGCATGGCGAGGCGGAGGTTGCCTTCGTCCATCGTCAGAGGGAACAGCGCAGGACGCATGCCCCATTTCATCCGATTGCCTTCGGCGTCGACCGGGTAATAGCCGAGATCGTCCTGCTTGATGTCGACCGCGCGATTCGGGATCATGACACCTTGCAGATCGATCATCGCCTGCGTCGCAGGGTCGAGTCGCGCCTCAAGTTCCTCGCGCGGATAAGGCGAGGACTCGATAGAATCCATGCCGGTGAATGACCCCATGGGATCATAGGAAGGCATCACCGGACCACCCTTGTCGAACGACTGCTCGCGCTGTTTCGGGGAGACGTTGCGCTGCCAGTTGCTCAGAGCGTCAGAGTATTGATCCTCGTAGGTCGTGAATGGCCCGACGGTGAGCGGGAGATTGTACTTCCGCGCCAGAGCCTCCCACTCCTGCGCCTTCTCGCGCCCCATCGATGCAGGACCACGGCTGTAGGCCTCGCGAGCGAGTTCGCGCGCTCGCTCCTGGAGCTTTTCGCTGTCGCCCTCGAACATTGGCTTGAATTTGACTTCGCCGCCTTTGGCGTAGTCCCAGGACATCGGCGAGTAGCCCATCGAACCCCAGCTGCTCGAATAGTCCGAGAGGCTGGGGCTGAATGACGTCAGGCCACTGGCACCTTCGCCGAGCGAACCGGGCGACGAGAACATGCCATAGTCATTGTTCAACCCGACATTGCTCACCGCCAGAGTCGGCAACGAGGACTGCGAGCCGTAAAACTGGTTGGCGTCGGAGAACAGCGTGTAGTTGGGATTGTAGGTGTCGGGAACGGTCGTCGGCGTCTGCTGCATCAGAGAGTTGTTGAGAGCTTGCGCGCGCTCATCAGCTGCCTGCTGCTCGAAAGAGGTTGTCGCAGTCGGTCCAGAGAACCAGTTGGTGTCAAACGGATTGCCCGTCATCGGATCGCCGAGGGCGAATGTCTGATAGGCGGTCATCGGATCGACGTCAGGCTGCTGAGACTTTGCGTAGTCGGCGAACTCCTGCTCGGTCGGCCGAGAGGGCGGAACCGGCGGAGTCCAAAGAGCATTGCGTTGGTTCTGGAGCTGCGAGAGCTTCTGCGTCAGATCGGGGTTGTTGCGCGCATCGTAGAACCGATTGTAGATCGAAAGGTCTTCACCTCCCGGGACCAATGCATTGGTGAATCCTGTGCCGGGTGAGGGCTGACCCTGCTGGAAGCCACGCCAGTCGGTCTGGGTGGTCAGCACTCGGTTCTTGCCCTCCATGAAATAATCTTCGAGGGCTTTCTGGGCGAGGTACAACGATTCAATCTTTTGCGGATCATCGCTGTTGATCAACGAGTTGATCCGGCTCGTCGCAAATGCGCCTTCGACCTGACTCGGGGTGATCTGCCCGGCGAGCGTCTGGCTACCACGGACATAGTACGGAGCGATGGTGTTGGCGGCAGCGCGATTGCCGATGGCTTCGTAGATGGCGCGGTACTGATCGTAGCTCTGGGGTGTGCCGTACTCGCCCAAGCCTGCGCGCAGCATCATCGTGTAGTCTTGCTGGGTTGGCTTGTAGCCCCAATACGTCTGCCAGCGATCAGGAGCGTTGGTCTGCTCGACCACCGTCACATTCTGATCTTCCGGTTGCGCGCGATTGCCCAGCAGCTTGTCGAGCATTGCGTACTTCTGCTGGCCTTCTTCGCTTGTCGCGAACTGCTGGCCAATGTCGCTGAGAGTCAGACCGCCTTGATTGGCAGTGTCGCGCCAATAGTCGATGGCTGCTTGGCTCTCGGGGTCGCGTTCGAAGTAGTTGCGGTACAAGCCACGGATCTGCTCGTCGGTCACAGGACCGCCGCCTTTTGCGTAACCTTGCACTTCGCCGCCTTCGGCGAACTTCGGCGTCTCGCCTGTGTACAGATAGCGCACCACCTCCGGATCTTTGATCAGGAGGTTGTCGGCAACAAACAAATCATCGACATTTGAATTTCTTGGCTTGCCCTGTCTTGCTCTTGCCAGTGACTTTACCAAAGGGTCTGTCATCAATGCTCCAGGATCGATGATGTTCTTTATCAAAATGGATTTTACATCAGGATCCTCTAAAGCAGAGAAATAGGCAGGGTTCCGATATCCCCTGTTGCGGACTTTGTCTTTGTAAAAGAAATCGTTCCAGTATTGTCCTTCTGCATCTAGGACGACATCTGGGTCTTTTACTGTCTTCAAAGGTATAACTGTGCCACCGAACTGAGTGTATGTGTTCGCAACATCAGGATTGTTTGAAGCCCATGCATAATCTTTTGTGTTGTTGGGTGCAATAAAAACATCCCCTTCGTTTCGCTCTTTCACGTGCAGCCCGGAGACTTGGTCGTCAAGCTGCTTGAGCAATCTCGGGATGC